TCACATATATCCGATCGCCTTTGCGTACCTGCTGCATTTATCTTGGTCATATGATCTATACACATTCGCACATGCTGCGCTCCATAAGGAAAGGTAATTAATTTTTGAGTAATGTATTGCTGCATAGATAAATGCCTATCCGTCTTTGACCCTGATTTTGATGTGCGATCTACTGATATAATGTTTAACCCTTGTATTGTACTCAACACACTTACTAACGTTACACCAGTGCTCTTTTTTTCTATAGCAGCAAAAGACGGTAGTTTAAACTTACAGGCAGCAGCATAAAACTGCATGAACTCAGCTTGTAAATCTTTTGGTTCTACAAATATCTCCACGCAGTTTAACCAGTGCAAAGCATATCTACCAGTTGGCTTATCAAAATGAATGATCTCGTAAACTCCCCACAAGCTAAATACTGTAGCGTCGTTTATCTGCTTTATCGTCTCAGCAGTATCGACAGTTAGAAACGTCATCAATAGATTGGGTTCGGTATCTAATATTGGGAAATTTTCGGCCTTGAACAAGCTAGAACCTTCTCCGCTTGGTGACTGTTGAAATTGCGCATTGAATACATAAGGTTGTTGTTCCTGCAGTCTTCTTAAGTCTTGTATTGTATGTAAAGCTGGACAAAGAGCATTACCAGAATCATCTATTGCCTTTAAAACTACACTCTCCCATTCTGGCTCTGCCAATAAATGAGCGGCTAGATCATACTCATGTAGTCGCTGACCAAGGAAAACCGTAGGAGTTTTAACTCCGCCATTTTTCCTACTGATAAGTGTATTATAATACCAATCCTGTATGCCCTCTCTAATAGTCTGACTAGTAGCCTCTGAAGGTTTCATTAGATCGTCAAGCACAATTGCTCCGCCAAAGCGCTCTACGCCGCGAAGTCCTGCTCCTGATCCTACAATTGTAGCGCCTGAACCTAAACCTAAAACCGTACCGCCAGCTGTCGTAGTGAAGTTATCTTTAGCTTGAGAATCACCGCGTAGCTCCACATGAAACATGTTTCGATAATATGGGGTTGTCATTATCTCCCTAATTTCAGCAGTTGCCTTAGTTGCTAGCTCTGCGCTAACACTAACATACAAGAAGTTGCTGTCAGGATATCTGGCCATACACCAAGCAACCCAGTTAATAAGTAAGGATGACTTGCCATAACGTGGTGGAACATTAATTAATAGATTGGTGCATTTACCTTCGAATACTCGGTCAAGAGCTCGACCGATAACTAGATAATGCGACTCACGGCTAATCGGCCAGGTTATTTTAAAATCTCTTCCCGTACGTAGCTTATAAAATGTCTGTGTAAACAAAAGCAGATCATCAAGCAAACTGGCTTTTACTTCGGCTGTTTCTCTGATGATTCTTTCATCAACTGTTGCGTTTTCATTTTCCATTCTTCTTGTGTCCTTTTCCAAAATATTTTCGGTATATACGGTGTTTGCGTGGGATAACCTATTCTTAAACGCTTTGCATTGTGTTCGCTAACTATGAGTTGTACTGAATCTTTGGCATCCCAACTTTCATAATGACACGCTGGACAATCAAACTTAAGCACGTTCTGATAATTAACAAAGCCCCTACCTTCACAAATAGAGCACGCTGGGAATGTTTGAAATGGCATGTTATTTCTTCGTTGCACGAGGTCTTCTTCGTATGATCTTTGGGCCCAATGGCTTTTCAGTCCGTGACGTTTTGTCATTAACTGGTGCAATATTTGCACTTGTTGGCTCTATTTCAGTAGGTGTCATTTTGTCACCATCTGGAATAACTTTAATAGATTCATCAGGCACAATAACTTCACTTGCCTTAGCCATCTCTTCAGCCGCTAACTTGTATAGGTCTGGTGGTGTTAATCGCACATCACTACAAACGGGGCATTTAATGCTTGTTCCGTTAGTAGTATTTACCATTCCTCTACCACTGCATAAAGAACACGTTCTATGTAATGTTTCCATCTTTCTTTGCGTCTGTCTTCCCAATGGATTGTTCAATCTGTCTAGCATTTCGTTTCTCCTCTAGTATTTGATTGGTTACTTCCTTAAGCCGTTTAATACTTGGATCATCATTTAAGTTTACTTGGATTGTTGTTGATGGAGCATAATGACCACACATCTTGTTGTGTTCTGCAATAGCAGATATAGCAGAATTAACAAATTGCTTATCAATAGAGTCTGGAGATTCTCCTAATATACGGTCTATTATATTAGTAAGTCGGTCGATCTTCCATTTAAAGCCTTTCTCTAGTTTCTCGTCTAGCATACTTCTCTTTGTCTTTAAATATTTAACAATCTTTGGCATCTTCAGCATTCTACCGCAACCATCAGCTTTCGGTGAATATCCTACTTCTAATGCTGCTTGTTTCTCATCGCCACTTATTAAATAAGCGTCGCAAAATGCACGTTGCTTAGAATTTAGCGGATCATAATCTTTTTTCGACAGGTATCTATTCTTACATTTGTGCATGGGTATTATCTAATCACGACAATATTCCACTTTGTCTTCAAAAAAATATCCTAACGAAGTGTAATCTCCACAACACAGAAAATAACAAGCATCTTCATTTACTACTACCATCGCTTCATCTTTGTTAGGAAAACACTTGCAGACAGAATCACCACCAGCAATCTTGCCAATCTCTACATTATTTAGTTGTAACATTATTATGTTCCTAATAATTAGCCCGACACGCAAGCATCGGGCTTTATACCAAAACACATTACTTTTTATGACTTTTACCCATAGCGTGTTCATGTGTTTTATGATGTGAAGAACCTACATGCTTATGCGCTTTATGATGAGCCGGCGTATTGTGATCCATGTGCTTTTGATGATGCTCTGGCACATGGTGATCATGTTTTTCTATTTTGTGTTCCATTGTAATGCTCCGATGTGTAATTGCTAATATTAGCGATATTAAATTTTACTCTAAATGCCTGAGCCTGCAAGTGTTTTTTGGGATATTAAATTTATTTTTAAATAAATCTGTTTTATTTAAATTATGTGCTATAGTCATTAGTGTAATGAAGAACAAACGACATTACAAACAACAACAACTTAATAATGAGGATTAAGAAATGAGCAACGAACAAACGCAGGTGTATAGAGAAGACTTACACGATCGAGCCATGGAAATAGAAGCCGACATTAAAGAAGGCAACTGCCAAATAGCTAAAACAAAAAGCGAAATACAAGAATTAAGAAGAAAGATACAGTTGGAAGAAACCAATATAATACTATTTCAAAACCAATTATTGAAAATTCAACAAGAACTATTTAATACAAATTAATAATGAGGGGAATATAAAATGATGATAATATATTTGTTGGCTTTAATAATTGGCGCAGCGGTAGGTTGCACGTTCCCAATATTTGGTGTGGTTTGTTTTTTATATTTACTTCTTTTTTTATATTCACTTCTTAACGATTAATTAATTGTATTTTTTCTGCTCAATCTAACTTTGCCCACATCAAGCATGACTAGAAAAAATCTATCCACAGAGTTACTCACAAATTCTGTGGACAACTTTGGGCGTATTTTAATTGTCGACTGTCGAGTCATTAGAAAGTCGACAATGGTTTGTACTTGCGCATGAGCACAAAAAAAGATTGTCGACTTTTGTTTTTTAATAAAGTTGACAATCAAAATGTGATATAATTTATTTTTCAATTATCGGAGAATAAAATCATGTTACAAAATTTAACTTGTTCAGAAGTTTCTGAAGTGAGCGGTGGAGGAATGTGTGTAAAAACAGCTTTGGCTACAGCCTCTTCTATATGTGTAGCAATCGGTACTTCTATGGGTGCGCTTGGTCAAGCATTACATGTCAATGCTCCCGCTACTGCAACCGGAGCAGATGCGCCACTCGTAAATTTAAGGGTTTGGGGCATTACATCGGCAGTAGTAGGGTTTTCGTTGAATGTAGCTTCTATGGTATTATCTTCAGTATCAGCTTCATCTGAGCCATGTACTGAATCAGATGGAGGAAAATAATTATTGTAAATTAGACTTTATAAGTTATAATTGATTTGTTAATTCAATTAACACTGTCCCACGTAGTTTAGGCAAATTACGCATTCTAACAAGCTTGGCTACGCGGGGCGTTTTTTTGTTTAATTATTCTGCTTGCTCTAGCAATATTCATACGTTCGCGCAATACTTGAAGCTGTTCTGGTGTAAGTTGTTTTTTTTCTTTTTTTATTTTTGCTTTAATTATAGCGCAAACATTGTCTAAGTTTTCCACATTAAAATTAGCTCCGAAGGAATCATCACAATCTTGAAAAACAGATATAATATAAGGCTTAATATGTGCAAGTAATAAATTTCTGCGATTCGTTGTCAAATTGATATTAGTCCATATTCCGAGTGTTTTATTTTTCAAATCATAAGGAGCTATAAAGCCCCATTTTCCTTTTATTACCGTTTCGTTTTCTTCAATTTTTGTTAAAACATATCTTCCTTCAAAAGTTTCCATATATTCATTGCACGATTTATCATCATCAGTTAAGATTGCATTTTTGTTGAAAGACTTGTCTTTTTTCATAAAACATTTTCCTCATTATTATAGAAAACGGAGCATGGCATTTCAAAATATCATTAGCAATGCCCACGCAATGTTTTTTTTCTTAATAAAAACTTAACTTTTTTGAAGATAAAATCTTTTGCCATATAGTTTTATACCCCCTGCTTAATTTTTTATAATATCATGTATTTTTATTAAGATTTTCCAGTTTACCAAAAATCAATGACTTAGCTCAATACTGATGAAAATGCGTTTTGCAAAACCATTGCGACTTGTCGCCACCAGGATGCGACATCGTTCCAGGATTATGACACCGATCACCGTATTCAACATGCGCGCAACGCTTTGTTTTTAGGCTTCCTTCCGATGTTTGGATGATTACCCAGTCGTCTGGTGATTCAATCGGCTGTATGGGTTTTACAGGCTTTTTATAGCCTATCTTGGGTTTTGATCGTCCCCAACTGCCTTCGTCTTCGTCGTGGTGATATTTGTATTCGCTCATGAGTTTTAGTGTTCTGGTGTTATCGTAATGATCTGTTTTTCAAGGTCTGGATGTTTTGTTTCAACATGTCTAAGCACGTGTTTTATAACTCCTTCCACTTCCACGGTTATAGTAAAATTAAGCGTACATGTTTCTGGTAAAAAATCCAAAGAAGATAGGCTTATGCTATCAGCTAATTGCTGAGTTTTTAATTCAACATTTTTTGAAAAAAGATCGTTCATATTGCCCTCGCTTGGTTAATTAATTTATCTTGCTTAAAATCTTCAAATCTTTTGTTCGCATTTTTCAAACTGACTTCGTCAATTTCTTTTTTTTGCAACTCCCACTTTTCTTTTTGTTTTGCTTTCTCTTCGGCAACGATTTCCTTGCCGGTCTTTCCAATTGGGGAAAACACTTCATTTTTAAATGTGTGTCCCAAAAAATAAAGCAATGGTGTTGAGGTGATGCTTTCAAGTTTTCCCGGTTGGTTTAAAGTTTCAGCACAATTTTTTATTGATTCGTTAACTTCCTCCTTGGTTAATTTTGTTTTGTCAATTATTTGAAATAAATTTATGGGATCGAATCCATATTTTTTTAAAGGCTCAATATCAACAAACTTTTTCCACTCTGCTATTTTATCAAGCCGAGATTTTTTTGCTTCTAGCTTTTGAGAATTTAAAAAAGAACTACCACTACTTTTTTTCGATTCCGTTTTTGGAACCTCGGCATCTCCCCCTGACAAGGGGGTAAGGGGGTTGTTGTTGTCTTTTTTATTAATGTTCTTTTTAATTAATCTATTTAGCTGTTCACAGGGAACACTCAGAGTGTTCCCTGTGACAGGGGTGGGTGTCTGTGTGACAGGGGTGTCTATTAGACAGGGGTGTCTATTAGACAGGGGTGTCTGTGTGACAGGGGTTCCCTCTAAGTCCACAATGGCATTGGACATTAACGCGTTAGTTTCTGTCCGTTCCATTAGATTAATTCCAATACCCTGTTCTATCTGACAGGGGTATCCTTTATTTAAAATTATATAATGATTAGACCGACCGGAGTTTTCTTTTATTTTTATTTTCTTTATAGAAATCAAATATTTAATCGCTCTTCTTATTGAGCTTTCACTTAAACAACAACATTCAGAAAGCTTATCATAAGTAGGAAAACATAATCCTGTTGTGTGATTTCTGAATTTACAAAGCCAATAGAAAACTATTTGGGCTTGAGCACATCTAATAGATTTCATCTCATCAGTATTTGATATAATAAAATTTCCAGGTGTATTGTTCATCTTGAGTCCTTATACATCTCGAACAATTTGCCATGTCAACCAACTAGGTGAAAGTTACCGCAACTGTATGGCTTGGTGCCTGGACGAATCGGTAGCTAGTCGATCGACATGGCAAATTGTTCGCAATGTAAAACAGTTAATGTTTTGAGCTTTCACGCTCACGAATGAATTCACTTCCTTTTATACAGCAACAGGCGTAAAAAGCAAGCAAAAATTCGCTCATGTGCTCCCTTAAAAACCCGCATTCTACGCCTGCTGTCAACAAATAATAGCCAACCTTAAGGAAATATTAAATTTTACAAATTATAGGATAAGATTATAATGCGCAGTTCTGTGATTTTCTTGTTTTATTCATTTCTTTTCTTGCTTTCCAATTAGCATAAAAAGCCGCTGCAAAAGCACGATCTTTTATTATCGTAATATTTTCTGCATTTCTATGAGCTGCGTTTTTACTATAATTATAACTGCCTCCAACAACTATTTTGCGATCAACAATTATAATTTTATTGTGCGCTATTGAGATAGAGTTAGCAGAATCAATACTGCAATCAATTTTATAAAACAATAAAAACCGCATAATTTCCTTATCTTTTTGGCTCCTATCTAAAAGAACGCTCACTTGCACTCCTCGTCTTTTTGCTTGTAATAAAGCATGTGCAATATCCCAATCAGTAAAACTATAAGCTTGAACAAGAACCTGGTGTTTAGCGTTATTAATTACTTGGACAATCTGTTTTGCACAATCATCTTCTCCAGGAGTGAAAATCAGTTGATATTCTGCATCAGACGAAAATTTAGCGGCACTAGCGAAGGAAGAGCAGAAAAAGAATAGAACAAACAATAATAGATTTATTTTTCTTAACATGTTATTATAACTCCGCAGTAACAATTTTTGTTTCTTGCATATTATGTCTCCTTAGTTTTTTATATGTGCTTGTTTGAAGGGCGTGACCTCATCACGCCCTTTTTTATTCCTGCCACCAATCACTAAATAGCTCTAATAATGTATAGATTATACAAAAAGCAACGCCAACTATAAGTAAGCAATGAAGCCAAACAGAAGTGTTTGCGTAGTACTGAATTAACAAATTAATTCCTAACGAAATCATCCCGCCGGTAATAATTAAAAACCAAAATTTCTTATTGTTAAACATATTTTATCCCAGCAGCTGCTTTATAGAGGTATTTAAATCCTCTAGTTTTCTAGCATATTCTTTGCCGTTTTCTTTATCTGCATCTGACATATTGGGCATATTTTTGGTTGCTTCTCTCACCTCATGCAAAACTAAAGAGGCAGAATAACCTGCTATGATTAAGGTAGAAAAAAGAACAATTCCCATGGGCGGGTTTTCTTTTTGAATAAAAGCTGATAATTTTTCTGTGAACTCTTCTACTAATTTTTTTGCTTCATCATTGGTCATCATATTACACATTCTCCGTTTATAAGATTTTGATGAGTGCGTTCGCCATTTCTAATTGCTCTTCAAGAGTTTTTATTGTAGCAAGAGCGGATGAAATTAAGCAACCCATTAGTTCCGGCTTTCTCTCTGGGTCGCATTTATTAAAATGGTCTATTAAATTTGCAAACGATTCTGTAAGTTTCATATTTTCGTTTTTCATTTATCTCTACCTAGAACATTTAAAAGATATTGTGCTTCATCTTCAGATTCGTCTTTCATTTTTTCCCCTGTAGTTTTTTTATTTCGATGATTAATTTATTTAAAACATAACAAAGATCATATAACGGCAGCCCTTTGGCTTCTTCAATATATTTCACAGCATCTTTCTTAGGCATTCCATTGTATATAACGATATTTACTGCCATATCATATAAATCTTTTTTCGTGGTTTGATTACAATAATCTTTAAATAAGTTCATATTATTTTCCTCTTCCTATTGTTGAATTTAAATAATTATGTTCGTCTGCTGCTTCGCTTTCAAGTTCTTCGTCTTCATCAGGAAATAGTTTTTCAAAGGCCTTTGGGTAATTGTTCATTATAAAAGGTTTGTTCTGATGAATCCACTTAAGCGGTATATCGTCTTCTCGGTTTGTGTCCAAGAAGAACTTATAAAGCTTATTAGATGTTGGAGTATATAGTGTCATTTGTTCTTTCCTCATGTTGTTATATTATGATTATAGCACATAATTATTAAAGAACGCAAATTGTTTTTAAAAAGGCAAATCCATGTCTATATCCTTATTTATCCCATCTTCTTCTAATGGTAATCTTGTCTGTACTGGAGCAACCGGAGCCTCAACCGTAACCTCAGCAAGCGGTTGTGTATCCGTAGGCGGCAAGAATTTTGCTATTCGGCTTTTGTCTCCATACTGCTCTGACTTCTCAGTATGGATAATTGCATAACCTACGCCATCTAATAAATCATCGGCTTTTATTTCTGTTCCTATAAGATATGGTTTGCCAATAGAAGTAACTAAATCATTTAGCCGTTCTGTAATAAACGCCCAGGGCTTCCCGGTTTTTGGATCAATAGACTTCGAGAAGTACTCAAATATTTTAGTCTCTTCGCCTCCTGAGTTTATTTTACATATAATTCTAATAGATTCTTTTCCCGATGTTTTTCCAATATAAGCAGCATCACAGTTGCAAATCTGGAAAGTATATTTCCCAGGCTTAAGTATTGCGTTCATTAATAGTCCTCGTAAAATTTAGTAGCACAAAACAATTTAATTAAAGGCAAAGAAATCTTTCTTGAATATCTTTTATAGAAATCCTCATCGCCAAACTCACCAAGTTGCTTTGTTGATAGAAACAGTTTTTTAGAAAGCTGCTGTTTATTGTATGGTTCAGCCTTATAGTCGATTATATCTTTTTCTATTCTTTCGCATAGCAAAAGCTTGTCGATCATTTTTTGCGCTGTTATAAAACTTAGTGATTCTTCGTGATCCATTGTTATACTCATTGTGGAATATCGTCTTCCGAGATTAAGTTTTGTTTTCTTATAGAACATGCTTTTATTAGCTTCTGCTTTTGCTCTTCCGTCATCGAAAATTCTATTAACTCTTTATACTTCAGATTCAAAGCGTCAACATCTTTACACGCATTAATTTGTTGGACGAAGTCTAGGCGAAGTTTAGGTGCAGAAACGGCTTCCATTGGTTTTATATCTTCTTCATCATAGTAGGAGTCAATAGCCTTTACAACCTCGACCAAATCGTTATCAATCTCAATTGTTTGGAACATGCCCATCGGGCTTTTAGCTATGCTTGTTCCATCATTCTGCGTCAGAAACGTATATTTACCGTTTGCAACCTTAGAATGCAAAACGACTGTACACATACCTTCGAGTGATATTTTTTCGTCTACCAATTTACCTACGGTTTTACATTTGATTTTACCATTAACATCAGTTTCGGCATGGGCTAACAATACCACTTTTAAATCTCCTCTACATCCGTTTGCTGCATTGACAATGTCCCAAATGCTTTTACCAATCTTTGTAAACTTTTCGTAACCCTTGTTTTCAATCGTACT